GCCTGACGTGGCCCCCAGCTCATCTGCATATCCGCCGCGCGCATGCGCATCCCTGTACTCGACTGGTTCCAGCGGATTTCGCGCGCGGCGGCTTTTTTCTTCGTCGGTTCGCATGTAGTCAATTTTTAGCTTTGTCATGGGGAAGCATGGGGTATGACTCGTCACACTGATTCCACATCACAGCTCTCGCTCACCTTCGAGCCCGGGCTTTCTCAGCGTCATCAATCACTTCGGCAATGCATGGCCGCTGGCGTCTATCAGCGCGGCCTCGTGCGCGTCGCCGGTCAGATCGACATGTCGCCGTCGAAGTTGTCGGAGAAGCTCTCCGGCGGCAATGACCGCAAGCGCGATATCGGCTGCGACGATCTCGAGATGTACATCGAGAAAACGAACGACACGACGCCGATCTACTACCTGATCGACAAGTTCCTGCGCGACCCCGCGCTGTCGCAGCAGGAGGCCATGGCGCGGCTTGCGGCCTTCGCCGATACCTTGCCCGCGCTCATGTCGGCCGCGGGTCTCTCGCAAGGGAAGAAGCGCGCATGAACCGCCAAGCCTCGTATTGGGATCGCCAGCTCGCGCACTGCGACGAGGCGCTTGCGCTGTGCGATCGCATATCGACCACCGAACAGCTTGCAGATGCCGAGGCCGCGCTCGCCGCGCGCATGGACAAGCCGCAGGCAGAACTTGAACTGAGGGCCGCGCAATGCGCATAGGCGACCTAGTCCAATTCTGCGAAAGCCCGATCGAGCGGAAGCTGATCGAGGCCATGACGCCCGTCTTTGGGGATTTCGAGAACATCTGTGTTCGCGTCATCCCATTGGCCCCGATGGAATATTCCATTCTCACGCAGCTTCCGGACGGCGGCGCCTATCTTATCCCCCAGGCCGTCATTGAAGATTCCGATATCGACGATGAATGGTCGTATCGGATTGACTTGCTGATGGTTTGTGGGCGCGAGGCGATTCATAGGCATGCCTTCGCGATCGAATGCGATGGCCGCGAATGGCACGAGAAAACCAAGGAACAGGTCGCACGCGACAAGCTGCGGGATCGCCGCTTAGTCATGGTGGGCATCACCCCGATTCGTTTCTCTGGTTCTGAGATTCATCGCGATGCAGCATCTTGCGTCGAATACCTGCGTGGCCTATGCAATGCGCGCACTGGCGACGCTCTTGGGGCTACCCACAACTGGAACGAACTGAAGAAGTTCTCTCGCAAAGAGAATCCTTCTGGGCCTGGATTCAAAAAGAAATGACCGCAGACGCTCGCCTTTCGACGGCGCTGCCGTCGCATCCAAAGACCAAGAAGCTGATTCGCCGGCTAGGCGAAGCTGGAGCTTGGAATCTCGTTTGCTTGCTGCTATGGGTTGCGACAAATCGCTCAGATGGCGATCTGTTCGGCATGTCGGTCGAGGACATCGAGCTAGCGATCGATTGGCGCGGGGAGCCTGGCGCGCTTGTGCAGGCACTCTGCGAAGTCGGGTTTCTTGATGGGGATGACGGCAGCTACCACGTCCACGATTGGGCCGAGCACAACCCTTGGGCGAGCGGCGCAGATCTTCGGTCAGCGCGCGCACGCTGGAATGCCTGCAAGCGTCATCACGGCGAGACAGAAGCCGATCGTCAAGTCCCCGAATGGGCAGTTGTGCGGAATCGTGCTGAAGGCAGGAAAAACGATGCTGCAAGCAATCCTGATAGCAATGCTAATAGCAATGCTGTTAGCACAAACATAGCATTGCTAAGTGAGCGTCGTAGCAATGCTCCGTCTCCGTCTCCGTCTCCGTCTCCGTCTCCGTCTCCGTCTCCGTCTCCGTCTGAGAAGCCATCACCTGACGGTGATTTGCTGTCGTCGGCAGAAGGGGAGAAGCACGATCCTGTCTGCGAGATCGTGCTCGAGGCTTATCACCGGAATCTGCCGCGATGCGAAGAGGTGAGCGTCATAAGTCCGAAGAGGCGGCGGCGCATTCACTTCGTCGACAAGCTCGCTCGCCAAGTGTGTCGGCAACAGGGCTGGAAGTATGCGCCAGCGGATTTCTGGGATTCCTTCTTCGGTGAATGCACCAACGATCCGTGGATGCGCGGGGAGATAGCGAATCCGAAAAACGCCCGCTGGAAACAGAACCTTTGGGTTTTGATCGCCGAGGATCGGTTTGCGCAGGTGATGGATTGCGCGATCGCCAGACTCAAACACGAGGATGCAGCGGCATGAGCACGTTCGCGAAATCGAAGTTCAAGCCCCTGACGCCGATGGCTGAAATCGAAGCCATGTCGCCGAAAGACCTGCGCGAGCGCCTGAACTATCGGGTGAACGCTGCTGCAGCCGCTTCCCGCGAGGCGGCATTCTTCCGGCGCGTCGAGCGCATGCGCAAGCGCACGGAGGCGAAGGCGTGAATGGACGCGGCGCTTACTACAACGAACACGATCCCTACGCAGCCCAATGGCTGCGAAACCTCATCGCTGCCGGCCACATTGCCGACGGTGACGTTGACGAACGTTCCATCGTCGATGTCAGACCTTGCGAACTGCGCGGATATTCTCAATGGCATCTGCTCGCAGGGATCGGTGTCTGGTCTTACGCCCTGCGTCTTGCCGGATGGTCGGACAGTCGATCCGTGCTTACTTGCTCGTGCCCTTGCCAGCCTTTCAGCGCGGCAGGTAAAGGCGCTGGGTTTGCAGACGAGCGGCATCTGTGGCCTGCGGCCTTCCACATCATCCGCGAGCTCGAACCTGCAACGATCTTTGGAGAGCAGGTTGCAAGCAAGGACGCAGAGCCTTGGATCGACCTTGTACACGCTGACCTGGAAACCGTGGGTTATGCCTTCGGGTGTATCCCGTTTCCGTCTGCGAGCGTCGGCGCGCCGCACATCCGAGACCGCGCTTACTGGGTGGCCCACACCAGCGGCGAGGGATTGGCGCAGCGAGCAGGCATCCGACGACTTCAACGCGAAGCGATTCAGTCACCCGCGCGGAAAGCCACTTTCGGCGGTCGCACTGTTGGCAGGATGGGCGACGCCGAACTGCCCAAGGAAAAACGACAGCGAGAATACGGCTGGGAAGTGGTATCCGAGCAAGAAGCAGAAAGACTTGGATTACCACGCAGTCTTGGCGGCATCTCCGGACTCGTCGATTGGGTCGCTTGTGGAGACAGCTTCTATCGGCCGATTGAACCCGGCACATTCCCGCTGGTTGATGGGGCTGCCTTCCGCGTGGGATCAGGCAGCGCCTACGAAGGAAAGTCGCGAGCCGGAATGTTCAAAGGCTACGGCAACGCCATCAATGCGGAAGCCGCGGCTGCGTTCATTCGCGCCTATCTCGACGTCGAGCGGGGAGGCGTAGCCGCATGACGCGCTTCGACGACATGCCATTGCCGCCGCACTCGATCGACGCCGAGCAGGCGGTGCTCGGTGCCTTGATGCTTGGCGGAAGCGTATCCGAGCGGGCGTGGTGGGAAGTTTGCGATCTGTTGTCGCCGAAATGCTTTTTCCGTCGGGATCATCAGTTGATCTATCAGGCGATCTCCGAATTGCGGCGCGCCGAAAGGTCATGCGATGCGGTGACGCTCGCCGATTGGTTCGAATCGAACAAACTTTCCGAACTGGTCGGCGGCGTCAGCTATGTAGTCGAGTTGGCAAACACTACGCCGAGCGCGGCCAACGCAAGGCTCTACGCTCAAATCGTTCTCGACAAGGCAATGCTCCGCGAGACGATCGACGTCGCGACCGGTCTCATTGGCGACGCTTCCTCACCTGGCAGCCGTTCTGCGGTCGAGCTCGTCGGTGCGGCTCAAACGCGATTGTCAGGCCTTCTCTCGACGCAGCCGTGCGAACTCGAAGCGCTGCAGCCCGTCATGGACCGTGTATGGACGCGCCTTGCTGAGCGCCACGAAGCGGGCGCGGGGAAGATTCACGGCCTAACGACCGGCATTAGCGAACTCGACGAATTGCTCGGCGGCTTACGCGGCGGTCAACTCGGTTTGATCGCTGCTCGCCCGAAGATGGGAAAGACCACGCTGGCCCAGAACATCGCCGAGCACGTTGCGCTGACTCTGGGCAAGAACGTCGCGATTTTCTCCTTCGAGATGCAGCCGGACGAGATCGGCGACCGCATCCTGTCGAGACAGGGCGGTATCGCTGCATCGAAAGTGCGAAGCGGCGGCCTTGACGAGAACGATTGGTCGAGCGCGAGTCGTGCGATTTCACGCCTTCGCAAAGCGCCGATCTTCATCTCTCGCCCCAGGCGGGCACGCGTCGATCATGTGATTGCGCAGATTCGCCGCCAGCATGCGCGCAATCCGCTCGGCCTTGTGATCATCGATTACCTGCAGTTGATGGATGCGGAGGGAGACAACCGCGCCCAGGCCATCGGCGACATTACGCGCGCGCTCAAGCTCTGCGCTGGCGAACTGAATATCCCGATCCTTCTGCTGTCGCAGCTAAATCGAAAGCTCGAGGAACGCACCGACAAACGGCCTATGCCGTCTGATCTGCGCGACTCCGGCTCCATCGAGCAGGACGCGGATTTCGTCCTCTTCATCTACCGCGACGAGATCTATCACCGCGACTCGCAATACCGCGGCACCGCCGAGTTGATCGTCGCGCTCCAACGAAACGGAGCGCCTGGTGATGTGCGCGTCGCCTACTATCCGGAGCGTTTCAGCTTCGAGGACTTGCCCGCGTATTGGAAGCCGGCAGCGGCGCCGGAGAAAGAATCAAAACCGAAATCCAGCGGTTTCAAAAAGACCGCCGTCGACTACCGCACAGCAAAGGGGGGCGAATGACTTTTCGAGTAACGCTAGGCGTGGATCCTGGCCAGACGGGCGCGGTCGCCATCCTCGCCGACGGCAGGAGCGAAGGATTCATCGACATGCCGATCATGACGCGCAAGGCGGGCGGCCACGAAGTCAACGCTGCCGAACTCGCGGCGAGGTTGCGCGGAGTGCTGCAACAGCACCCCGGTGCCTATTTCATCGCGATCGTCGAGGCGGTATCCGCGATGCCGAAGCAAGGGAGCTCCTCGGGTTTCCGATTCGGCGAATCGTTCGGCTACGTGAAAGGCGTGCTCGCGACGCTCGGCATTCCATATCGGCTCGTGCCGCCGCAGATGTGGAAGAAGCACTTGCGCCTGACGGGCTGCGACAAGGATGCGGCGCGCACGATGGTTATCCAGCGATTTCCAGAGGTAGCCGAGTCGGTGAAGCGCAAGAAAGACGTTGGACGTGCAGACAGTCTATTGATCGCGCTGTGGGGAGAGATGAAGGAGGCGGCGTAAGCAATGGGCCAGACCATGCGGAAAAACAACATTGCCTACGGCATGTGCGATCGCTGCGGAATATCGTTCGCGAAGCAGGCGCGCGGCGGCCAGCCATACAAATTCTGTTCGCGCGCTTGCGCGGTTGTGCCAGCTAAGGATCGTTTCTTCGCGAAGGTGGACGTCTCTGGCGAATGCTGGATATGGCTCGGCAAGAAGAATGACGACGGGTACGGCGAACTGCAAATTGATCTCCGGATCGAGAAAGCCCACAGATTCGCATATCGCTTAGGGAAAGGGGAAATCCCAGCCGGCATGGAAGTTTGCCACCAATGCGATAACCCGGCATGCGTGAGGCCGTCGCATCTTTTCCTCGGAACTCATAGCGACAACATGCGCGATATGGTTTCGAAGGGCCGCGATCGGCAACCGCGGAAGCGTGGACAGGATCATGGCGCAGCCAAGCTCACCAACGCGCAAGCCGCTGCGATCCGTTCCGATAAGCGAGCACAAAGCGCAATCGCGCGCGAGTACGGAGTCAGCCAAACCCTTGTTTCGATGATTCAGCGCGGAATAGTGCGCAAAGCAGCGTAACCACCATCACCAACGGCAGGAGTACCCATGCAATTCGAAATCGACCAGCAATGCACGATCGAGAACATCAACAACCGCCGCGGGAAGAATGACGAGAGCGTCGTCGCGCTCGACATCAAATTTTCCGTCGAGACCCTTTCGGCTGAGGCTGTCGCCGGCGCGCTGGCCGCACGCAGCGCAGGCGAAGTCGAGCAGTCTTTCTTCGCCGCCGACAAGCCGCGCTTCGCCGGCATGGACGTCATCCCCATCGATCGGGAATTCCTCGGCAAGCACATGATCAAGATCGACGACCTGGAAAACATGCGCTGTACGAAGCTCTGGAAGATTCGCGTGCTGCCGCTGGTGTCTGGATCGTTCGGCGCCGAGTTTCAGGTGACGGTCGAAGACCAGAGCAAGGACTTCTTGCACAAGGTATCGAACCTCAATCATCGCACCGTGCACATCAAGCTCGTGCAGGACGTCCGCGAGCTGGATATCGCGCGCAACGACGGTGATAGCCAAGCGGCGCAGGACAAGAAGCCGGGCACGGTGAAGAAGACCGCCGGCGCCGATCTCAACCAGCCGGCATTGCACTGACCCAGGCCACGGATACCCAAGCATGGGCACAGCCATCGTCAACAGTGATCCGGCGCTCTCGTCAGAGCGCTGGGTGCATTTGGAATCCCACGGCGTGATGGTCTCTGATCTTGGCCGGGTTAGAACCATTACGCGATTGGGGCCGACATGCTACGGCGCGACACGATTGCTGAAGGGTCGAATGCTCAGGACCGAGCCCGGAGCGCGCGGCTATGTGAGGATCAATTGCGGACAGGGGATCGGGGTTCAGTTTGTGCATCGCCTTGTCGCAATGGCTTTCATTCCAAATCCCCAAGGGCTGCCCGTCATCAATCATCTGAACGGCAACAAGGCGGACAACAGGCCGGAAAACTTGGAATGGTGCACTCAGGCACACAACGCACGCCACGCCTTCGAGACTGGTCTTTCTCCGAAGCGATGCCTAGGAAAGGGAAATAACAGCCCCGCTTCGAAGCTCCGCGAAGCACAAGTTTTGGAGATCAAGAAGGCGCTTCGAGACGGTGCGCGAAATATCGATCTCGCCCGGCGGTATTCGGTCAACAAAAGCACCATTGCTGAAATCAAAGCTGGTCGGTCGTGGGGGCATGTCACATGCACATGATCGTCAACAGCCAGCAAACCCTAAGCCGCGCGTTAGGGGATATCCGCGAACTGTGGGCTGAAGGCAAGTACCTCCGGATTTCCATTCGTTCGGGACAAGATCGCAGCCTGCCGCAGAATTCCGTTATTCATTGCTGGTACGAGCAAGTGGCGAACGAACTGCGCGAGGACAGCCCGCTCGGCGTGAAACGGTTCTGCAAGCTGCATTTCGGCGTGCCCATCCTGCGGGCCGAGGACGCCGAATTTCGAGAGATGTATGACTCGGCGATCAAGGCCACGCTCAACTACGAGCAGAAGCTCAAGGCGATGGATTTCATCGACGTGACTTCGATCATGTCGACGAAGCAGCTAACGGCCTACATGGACGAAATGCGTGACCACTACGACAAGCATGGCGTGAAGTTGGAAGTGAAGGAAACGGCCAAGTCAAAGCGCAAGAAACAGGCGCGAGCAGCGCACAAGGGGAACGCATGAACAATGGGGAACTGGTCACTCGGGCCGAAAAGGCAATTTCCGAGGTCCTGAAAAATCTAGAACTGGAAACGGGCGAGGTCGTCCGCTCAGTCTCGATCGTCGACGTTGAGGTAACCCAACTGGACGATGACCGGCAGATCTTTGCCCGCCGGGTAGTCATCGATATGCACCGGGTTCCCGGGAGCCGCTGGTAATGCGCAGCAAGAACAGTCGCCCCTTGAATAGTGCCGAGCGCCAGCACCTTGAGCGCGTCAAGTCGCTGCCGTGCTCATGGTGTGGAGCATCAGCGCCGAGCTACGCGCACCACATCAAGCAGGGGCAACACTGGACGTGCGTTGCAACCTGTTGGGATTGCCATCAAGGCCCGAAGGGACTGCACGGCGACCAAACACTGCAGCGTGTATACCGCATGGATGAGCTTGATGCCCTGGCGGTCACGATCGCGAGGCTCGCAGCATGACGCATCGCCAATGCCTAGCGCTGGAATTCGTGATGGTCTTCCTCGCCGTGAGGGCTGCATATGGCCGGGCGAGCTATACCGACTTCCGTGTGCGCGCGGCGCGGCGCAGATATCGGGCGGTGATCGCATGAATCCCGTCGTCATCGGCAACGCAACTCTATATTTCGGCGATTGCCGAGACATTCTCCCGTCGCTGCCGAAAATGGATGCGGTGATTACCGATCCGCCGTACGGCCAGGAATATAAAGTCAACACGTTTCACAAGGGTGGAACGCGCGATAACGCGGTCGTGCAGCGCAATGGCGCAACACTAATGGTCCGCCCAAATGTCCATGCCGAGATCGATGGCGATGATGAGCCATTCAATCCAGCGCCACTGCTGGAGATCGCGCCCGTAGTGCTGATGTGGGGATCGCACAAATTTGGCGAACGTCTTCCCCGCGGCCGAACGCTCGTATGGGACAAGGTTCCCACCGGGAAAGTGCGCAGTCAGGGAGATGGCGAAACAGCATGGACCAACGTCAACCCAGACGGGCCGCTCCGCATTTTTCGATTGCTTTGGGATGGCCTATGCGTCGGTGAAGGCGCAAGGCATGAGGTGACGGCTGGACAGAAACGGCTTCATCCGATGCAGAAGCCGGAAGCACTGTGCCGCTGGTCTATTCAGCAAGCGGGAACGCCGTCATCGTTTATCGACCCATATATGGGCAGTGGTTCATTCGGCGTTGCAGCGATGCAAATGGGATTGGCGTACATCGGCATCGAATCTGTTCGGAGCTATTTCGACATCGCATGCCGCCGCATCGAGGACGCGCAGCGTCAAGGGCGACTGATCGCATGACTTTCATGACGAAGCCCGAAACGTGCGTCGACCGCAGCCAGCGCAAGCGAATCGTCGCAGAGATCAATCGCCGCGGCGGCTGCGCCATGTGCGAGCACCGCGACAAGGCGCGTGAGTTCTGGGATCTGGCGTTTTGCCAGAGCCCAAACCGCACGTTTCCGCTGTGCATGAAGGACAAGCGGGAACCTGAATTCAAACTGGATCACGACACAATCGGGGTGAAACCATGATCAACACAGCAATGCTCGACGACTACCTCGCACATTGGGCTCGTGAATACGGGCCCGGCGGTTATCCAAACGAGCGATCGCGCAACATGCTGCAGACGCTCATCGATCACAAAGGCTTCATTCCCAGCTCGCAGGGTTACAAGGCGATCCAGCTTGGCACGGTCGCCGATGAAGTCGAGTCAGCAGTGCTCGCAATGGCGATGAATCTGGACAAGCCGGGCGAGCCGAACGAATGCTTTCGAGCGGCAACATGTCTCCGCGTCTGCTACCTGACGCCGAAGCATTGGCCGGAATCCGAACGGTTGGACAAGCTGAAACGTATCGGCTTGCCCATGAGCCGCGATGCCTACTATCGGAACCTCAACATCGGGCTCGCCATGCTGAAGGCATGCCTCGGAAGGA